AGCAGCTTTACCTGATTTAACAAGGTTGTCAAATTCTACACCATCAATATCTTTTTGTAAAAGTTTTATTAATGATCTTAATTCTTCTATTTCTGCTTTACTGAAATTATTATTAGCCATAATTGTCTATATGGTATAAATATGGAAGTACTAAAAAAATTAATACTTAGGAGGTTGTTTACCTATTTGTCCTTTAAAATGATTTGGTAAATCTATTTTGCCTTCTTTTATTTTTTGAGCCTGATCACCCATATCACCATTTGTTTCCTCATTTTGTTTTTCGTAATATTCTTTCATTTTATTAAAAGTAAAATTACGAAGCCAAATAGGCATATTATAGACTGTTCCCCAATCATAGCCACCTTGACCATGAAAAACAATCTCATGAATTTGAGTAAATAAATTAGCTCGTACTTGAGGTATTATCTCAGACGTCAGGCCAAAAAAAGCTAAGTCCAATTGGAATTGAAACTTTTGTGTTGCTCCCATCGGGAAAAAAGGTCAGATCAACGTCTGGCTGTACCTCCTTTATGTACTCACGTAACGCACGAGAGTCTCTAGCTAATAATTGATTATCAACAAATTGACGAATGTCTTTAGCTTCTCTATTACCTTCAACTGAAGTAATCATATATTTTAAACGAGTAGATAACTCTGGAGAAGCATTCTTATTTATTTTCTTTAAACCTTCTAACTCAGCATTGATTTTCTTTTCATCAGCGCCTGTTAATAATTTAAATGTAATTTTAATATTTGTTGAAGGCAAAGTAAAATTAAATTCATTTACACCTTTTTTAAATAATTTTTCATCAATTGGTTTATCTTCTATTGTAGTTAAATCAATATTATATTCTTCTCCATCCCACTCAAATTTATATTCTTTACCATAGCCTAAAATACGAGCTGCTACTAATAGGGCGTTTTTATCGCCTACAATCATATCTTCATACTTTACATCGCTTACGATAAGTGATTTGATTAACTCATCTAAAACCGTACCTTTACTAATATAGTTTTGGTTGGTTAATATATCTTCTTCTTTAGCAGTCATGTATTTCATTTCTACTTTTCCTGAAGATAAAGGATTTGATTCTGGGTAGACTAAACCTTTTGAAGGTAAATCAACTGTTTCTGTTGGTGTTGTAAACTGGTTTTCCATTTATAATAACTTTTTGTTTATAAATATGTTAAGAAAAAATTTATTTTAAATATATTTGTTTTAGTATAATCCTTCTAATTTGTTCTTTTATAAGATTATGACGAGATATACCCTTTAGTTTATTTTTAACTGGGAATTTTTCTTCTTGGAATATTAAAGATGTGCTTTTTTCAAAAGCTTGAGAAGCCTTATATATATTAGTTTCATCTATATTATGAATAATTTTACTTATTATCCATAGTTTATCATTTTTCCATTCAACATAATATCTTTCTCCTAATATAATTTTCCATCTATCTATAAATTTTTCATTTGAGTATATATTTTCATGTTTTTTAGTTAATCCTCCAAATCCTAAAATTAAAGGATAATTCTTATTTCTTATAAAATCATCTACTATTTTAAAAGCAGTTGAAGTTACTTTAATAAAATTCTTAGTATTTTTTTCTTCTTCTTTAACATCTGAAGACCAATACCAATTAATATCCCAATATTTGTCTATTTTATATTTTTTGTAGTTAACAGGAGAGTTTAACATACTATATTCGAATCTAAAAGTAAAAAATGCTAATTCTTCTCCATTTTCTTTGTATACTATATATGAATTATTGTCTTTTTTAAATGGTAAAGGAGTATCATATATTTCATTTAAATATTCTTTTTTATATTCCTCATATAACTTTTTGATTAATTCTTTATTGTTCATAAGAATAAAAAACCTCCTCATTTATTATAAATACACGAGGAGGTTTAAAATTGACTTAGACTATACAATCTTAAATTAAGATTTATAGAGCGTTAATAATTAATATTTTAGAAATTGAGTACACAATAATCAACAGCAACTGTCATTGTAATATTTACAGCGGCATTTTCAGTATCCCAGTTATAATCTCCAAAATTGGCTTCTGTAATAAAAGCACCTTTAAGAATCCATTCACTTACTACATCACCTACAGGACCAATTACGTCTAATACTAAGTCTTTCTTATAGAAATCTGAGTAACCGTCACGTCCTGTTACTGATTCGTGGTGTAAGCGAACCCATTCCATCACTGATTGTGCACCTGAAGGTGTGATTGGATCAAATAGAGTCATCTGAATATTGCCCCAAGTAGTTTTGCCTTTTACTTTACGTTGTACGTTAATATGATTTAGTACTACTTCACCTTGAGTTAATGTTACAGCATTAACACCTTTAACTATATAGCTAGGAACACCATCCATATAAAGGATGAATCTATTAGCCTGTTTTGGTTCAAATGCTGTAAAAAATATTTCGTTTGCGTTTAATATTGCCATTGTTATTATTTATTTAATTATAAATATATTGTTTTTAAATTTTACGCTGGGAAAGTAGCTCCAGTTGGTGTAATATTAAAGTCTAAGTAAATAAATTCAGCTGTTTTAGTTGGCTGTAAATAAATTTGACCTATTAATTCATTTCTGTCAATTACATCTGGAGTATTGTTAGTGTCATCCATTACTACTCTGAAAGCGAATAAACCTTGTCTTTGTTGTACAGTTTCAAGATATGGGTTAACTTGGCTTAAGAATTGATTTCTTGTAGCAGCTGTGTTTTGTTCAAACACTAAGTTATTAGCTATTTGTGAAATATAAGACTTAAGTTGGATCAATAATCTTCTAACATTTACACGATCAAGAGCTGAAGCAGCTGATTGTAATGTCTTTTGGCCATATACTACAACTCCAGTTCCTGGGAATGTTGCTATTGGGTTTACTTTGTTTAGGTATAAAGTATCACGAGATGATTGTGGTAATTTTTGTTCTGCACGAATTACTCTACTTAATCCACCTCTGTTTATACCTGCTGGCGCGAACCAAGGCTCAGCTACTTTATCATTATAAGCATAAACACCAGCAATCATGGTTGAAGCAGGAACCCAAACATTTTTACCTGTTGCTGGGTCTTTAATTTGGCACCAAGGCCAGTAAGCAGCGGCGTACGAAGTATCTAAATTATTAGCTTGTGATGTTACTCCAGTTACTGAGTCACCAAAATCTACTAAGTCTAATACATAGATATTATCTCCTCTATCCTGGGTATTAGATATAATTTGGTTTGTTTGAGTAGTATGTAATTCAGCAAATAAACCAGGAGTAAATAAAGCATTAAATTTGTAATCGTCTTGATTAGCAAATAAATTAATCATATTTGTATAATTAGCTCCTTCTAAACCTTGAGTATTAGATGCGATTACTGTATCATAAAAATTAGCTCCTGCTTTTACATTACCTGCAGCTCCACCAAATGTACCACTAGCTGCTAATGGAATAGAAGCTGTATATGATGCATTTGAAATTAAACCTGATGATAATAGATAGTTAGGTGTTTGTAAGTTTACTGATTTTACTCTTACATATCTTGAAGCATTTGGATATGAACCTGATACTTCAATTTGATTGTTTGTTGGGTTATAATTATAAGTATAATCACCTAATACTCTAGCTACATAATTAGTTGCTTGTGGGTCTAATGACAAGTTAGTCCATGTTTCTAATACAATTGGATTATTTGTTGTATCATTACCTTGTCTAATTAATAAACCAAATGTACCTGAAGAGGTATTTGGATTAATAATTTGCCAACGAATATTATTCACAGACCCACTTGGTAAAGCACCTCTAGCATCCTGGGTACCTGTATTATTCATTATAACACCTTCAGAAAGTGTCTCTAATGTAAACGCAGGTTGAGAAGCCGCTTGTGTACTAGCGCTTATTGGGCTACTTGTAGCTTCTGTATAAGTTCCAGATACTACTCTAGCTACTAATAATGTTTCTCCACCATTAGCAAAGTAATTAAAAGCTGCTATTGAAGTGAAATAAGAGTAAGAATTACCTCCACTTATCAATAAGTCTCCAAATTTGTTTACATATTCTGAGTATGAAGTAACAATTGTAGGTATTTCAACAGGTCCTTTAACTGTTGGACCTATAATAGCCGCCCCTACATTTATGGGTTGTTGGTTTACAAAGGATGTATCATTTTCTCTTGCTAATACACCTGGTGATATTAAAGCGTTTGTTGCCATTATTTTTAATTAATTTTATTTTGTTTATAAATATTCTAAAATTAGTCAAAACTAATTACTAGTAAATTCTCCTTTATTTAAGTTGATAGTTCCATCTCCATACTTTTGCTGTAATTGAGAACCTATTTTGTCTTCTTCTTGTAGTAGTTGATTTAATTGATAAAGCAACGATTGTTTTTGGGTCTCATAATTTATTTCTAATAAACCAAATTGATCAGATAAATTTTTTCTTTTATCTTGTAAATTTTTTAATTGTGTAATCTCTTCTTGTGTTAAAACTTTTGTTTCCATAATTTTATCTTATTAAATTTGCTATTGTTGCTTGAATTGAACTTGTGAATAAACTACTAGCCATTGTAATAGACCACATAAAATATAAAGTATCAGTAGTATCTATTGTTATGTTACTAGCAGGTTGACTACCTATACTTAATGAACTATTTGTACTCTGGTTAGTTGGTGTTAACCTAATATTCCCATTTACCCCATCAGCTGTTACAAAAATATCTCTAGTAAATCCTGCATTTCCTGTACCTACAGAATTAGCATATTGAGCTATTTGTTGTGATCCTGAAAGTATATTTACATTATTTACATATAACTTGTATGTGACTAAATTTCCATTAGTTGAGGTAGTATTTAAAAAGGATCTAAAATCTATAAAATCATTAGCTTGTAAAGTATTAGGAGATATAGATGCACTCCATACTAAAGTTTCAGATGTAGACCCAGATAATGAATACACATTAAAATCTTTAAATAATACATTATTTAAACCAGATATAGATTGTGGGTTAATATATGAAGCGGTTGTAGCGTAAGAGCTAGATAAAGCATAAGATGCACTTAATATACTATTTGAACCATATGGTCCAAAAACATTAGAGGCAGTTACAAAAGAGGCGGTTAAATTTGTTAATTGACCTAATGATGATGATCTCCATTGACCACCTATATATACATATAAGAAATAATTACTTCCACTTTGTACAGGTACTATCTCTCCTTCTACACCAGTATATCCTGGGGCTGAACTTTGAGTAGCTACCATTATAGTAGAATTAATAGTAACTTTAAAAGCATCTTTTCTTGCTGCATCTAATATACCATTCCCATTACCTACTATAAATAAACTTGAACTGTCATTTCTTGTGTTAAATTGTCCTACTACAGATTGATAAGTTCCAGATGCAAAAGTTTGATTACCCCCTGCAAATGAATGATCACCAAAAGCTACAGTATAATACCCTTGAGCGTGTGAAAACGCTCCTATAGCTTGAGAACCAAATCCTTCAGCATGTGAACCTTCACCAGTAGATACAGTACTATTACCTGCTGCTCCACCTTCAGCATGTGATCCTACCCCATTAGCTACTGAATATCTACCTTCAGCATGTGAGTAAGTTCCATTAGCCTGAGTACCTAGTCCTTGAGCATGTACATAAGCAAATGGACCAGTATCTATAGAAGTTAAAAATCCATGGTTTAATGAACCTGTAATATTTAAATTACTACCTTGGCTTATATTTTGAGTACCAGTGAATGTATTTGATCCTGTATTTGCAAAAGTAGTACTATCTCTATTATCTAAAGTATCAGCATTAGAAACATAAGAAGCACTTAAAGCGTATGATGCGCTTAATATACTGTTAGAACCATTAGGCCCGAACACATTTGAAGATGTTATAAAAGAAGCAGTTAATGCTAAAGAAGCAGTATTGGCTCTAGAAGCGGTCCCTGCAAATTGAGATGCTGCAGATCCTGTCCAACTATTAGGAACAAAATCTCCTCCACCTCCTCCTCCTGAACCTGTAGCTATAGTTACTGAGAATTGACTTGTGTCTCCTTTAGTAAATGTTATTGTATTTGATAAAGCAGTAGCTGCCACTATAGCATTTGGTGTATTAATAGCAGTTGTAGCTAAGGAGCTAGATAAGGCAAAACTTGAGCTTAACGCTTGTGAGCTGGATAAAGCATAAGAGCTTGATAAAGCATAAGAGCTTGACAACGCATAAGAACTTGATAAAGCATAAGAAGCACTTAAAGCATATGAGGAACTTAACGCTTGTGAAGCACTTAAAGCATAAGAACTTGACAAAGCATAAGAGCTTGAAATTGCTCTAGAAGATGATACAGCAAAACTTGAACTTAAAGCAAATGAACTTGATAAAGAATATGATGCACTTACAGCTTGTGAACTGGATAAAGCATAAGATGATGATATAGCTTGAGAAGCACTCACTGCCCAAGATGAAGTACCAAAAAATCCTACTGTATTAGCTCCATTTGAAGCAGATATAGACCCAGTTAAATTAACAGTATTAGTAGTTTTATTAAAAGTATAATTATTAGATCCTCCAAATATTCCTCCATCATTGAATTGAAGAGTAGTATCATTCCCACCAGGTACACTATTACCAGCGTTTAAAGCATATGAAGCTGTTAAAGCAAAACTCGAACTTAAAGCTTGAGATGAAGTAGTAAATAATTGTCCTGTAGAAGGATCAATTAATATAACATTATTTGTAGATGTATTATTAGTTAAATTTCTAAAAAATATAGAACTAGAAATTACAGTTAAGTTACTCCCAGTCACAATTAATGCTCTAAAACTACCAGAATCAGATCTAAAAGTTGCCATATGTTTTAATTATTAAAAGGGATTGCTATCCAATAAACAGGACCTGTTAATGTTACAGCAGAGTTAGAATTTATAGTAAATCCATTAAGAGTTTTACTTTGAATAGTCCAACTTCTAGGATCAGTTCCTGTTACTGTTACTGAGTAATTATTGTTTGGAAAACTAGTAGTTATAGTAGCTATAAAAGGATCTCCTGAAAAATCAGCTATTGATGCTGATCCTGCTTTCATATTAGGTACATATGATGCTGTTATAGCATTAGAGGCACTAGTAGCAAAAGAGCTAGATAATGTAAATGAACTAGATAAAGCATAGGATGCACTTAAAGCAGGATTAGCTGAAGTAAATATATTTCCATTAACATATGAGCTACTTATTGCTTGAGAAGCCCAACTTGATGTACCAACTAGGTTACCAGCAAACTGTCCTATAAATGAACCTGTTAAGCTAGAATTAGCTCCTGATAATTGGATTGAAGAATTTCCTATTATTTTTACTCCATCATCTGTTAAACTTGAAGTTACAAATGCATTTCCATTCCATTTAATTATCAATTCTGATATTAAATTTGCAGCCCCACTAACTGAAACATTTTGAGAAGTAACTCCATTATATGAAAAAGGAGTTATTCCTGGTCCTTGACTTAAAGAATTAGTTAATGCTCCCGCATTTGGGGTATAGGAAGCTGTAGTAGCAAATGAAGAAGATAAAGCATATGAAGCAGATAATACATATGATGCACTAACAGCAAATGAAGCTGATATTACACTATTTGAACCATATGGTCCAAAAACATTAGAGGCAGTTACAAAAGAAGCAGTCACGTTTGTTAATTGACTTCCATCTCCTACAAAAAATGAACTTGTGATTGAGGTGTTAGAAGCATCTATAGATGATCCTGTAACTGGGATTACTCCTGACCCTGAAATATTTCCTGCTAGCCATAGTAAATTACCATCCATTTCTGGGATGGTAAGTTTTGATCCTTTGACTGCTCTTAAAATTAATGGCATGTTATTGTATATGTTTTATTATAAATATTTATAATTCTATTAAAGGAGGAATATATAAATCTTCAATTTGTGCTCTTAATTGATTGTCTCGATCTAAATCCATTATTAATTGAACATGTTCTGGTACAGCCATAAATAAATCATAATCTGTTACAATACCATCATCTGATATTATTCGTACTGTTCTTAATTCGTCTCCTCTGTTTATATAAGCTACTTGTGGCATATGTTAATAAGTATAAGTTACTGCACCTTGTATTGCTACAGCAGTAGGATTAGTTGCCCATGCTGGACATACTATTTTTATCTCCCAATAATCATTAGCTGATAAAGGAATATTTGATCCTGTTACATTTAATAAATTATAAGCATTAGCCCCAGCATTCATTGTAAAGGTAGTAGATATTGTATAATCTGTTGTATTATTCACTCTAACATATATTTGTACTGATTCTCCAGAAGCATTATTAGTAGCTATGGCTGCAAAATTAACTTCTGTAATAGTTCTTGGCGAAGAAACATATGTTCTTCTAACTCCAGCAGTAGTAGTCCATGCACTTGTTATATATACTCCTCCTCCTATATAATATGTTAAGTTATCTAATGGGTTAGTACCTCCTGCTCCAAATGCAAAAGTGTCTTTTCTTCCATTATTAAAATTTATCCAATCTGTAGAACTTAACTTTCCTGAACTAGAAATAGAAGCTGTAGGTAAATTAAAAGTATGTGTATCACCTGAAGAAATTATTGAAAAATCATTTCCACTAGATCCTGTTATTAATGTTTGAGAAGCACTTGTTAAAGAATTTATAGATACTATTCCTGTTCCTCCTCCTATCAAAAATGAAGCTGTAGCAGCAAATGAACTAGATAAGGCATATGAAGAACTTAAAGCAGGATTAGTTCCAGTGAAAATTGATCCATTAACATATGAGGCAGTTATAGCTTGAGATGCACTTTGAGCCCAACTTGAAGTAATTTGATATGTTCCTACTGGTAGAAAAGAAGCAGTTATAGCATTTTGGGCCCAACTTGCTGTTCCAAATAAACTACCTGTAAATCCTAGAGTTGAGATTGTTGACCCAGTTACTACTAAGGAACCAGAAATTATGGCACTCCCTGTGTAAGGAAAAGCTGATCCACCACCACCTCCACCTATAGCATCTGAAGCTGTGTAAAATAATCTACCACTACCATCTATACCTAACACATTTGTTATTGGACTTTCTGTTATACTAGGAAGTCCAATATAAGAAGGATTACTCCAATTTAAATGAGTAGTTATACCATCATTTGCAATAAGTGTTTGATCATTCCAATTAATAACAGGTACATAATCACTACCATTATACTTAATAAGTATTTTGTTTTCCCAATCTAAAGAAGCTGTAGTAGAAGTAGTAGAATCAATTAATATTCTATTACCCCAGTCTACAGATATAGAATTATTGGTTGTTAACCAACGATTATTAACATCAAGACTATTGCCATTAATATCAGATGCAACTAATCCTAACCCACCTGAGATGGTTAAACTACCTGTTATACTTTGATTACCATCAAAATTATTTGATCCTGTAGTGGCTAAACTAGCCGATACAGCTGTAAAAATAGGATCTGTTTCTTGATAGAAAGAAGCTGTTAATGCTTGAGATGCACTTTGAGCCCAACTTGCTGTTCCAAATAAGCTTCCAGTAAAACTACCTGTAAAAGAAGTCGCTATTATAGTTCCAATAGTAGTTGTATTAGCTGTTACTACTGGAATTATATCATTATTCCCACTACCAGATCTTCTTAAAAAGATTTTACCATCATCAACATTGATAGCTAATTCTCCTACCTCTAAGGAAGAAGTTGTAGGTATACTTCCTGGAGTTAAGCTTCTTTTATGTATTATTCTTCCTGACATCTATTATAAATATTAAAAAACTTGCATCACAAAATGAGTTATAGCAGCTGTTGTTGATGGATAAATATTTCCTGAAGTGTCAATAGGGAATAATGAATTTGTTAATACTGCTATGTTCATATTTGCTGTTCCTACTCCACCAATTAAATTTATAGTATATTCTCCTACTGTCAATGTTGTAGTCGATAAATTTGAAGGCCTCATAGTATAAATATCATACTCAGTTATAGCTCCTGTTCTATTAGTAGGAGGATTATATACTACAGACTGATTAGTAAAGGTTTTATTTGATGTTCCTCCATCAATAGTTGCTCCTGTTCCTGAGACAATAGATAATGTAGGTGTTATGTTATATCCAACAGTACTAGTCCAGTTATCAGGTGGAATCCTTATAAATCTAAATCCAGTCACTGTTATTGGATTTATTACAACTAATCTTCTACTAGTAGAAACATTACTTCTAATAATGCTAGAAGTAGTCGCTTGTCTTATTCCATTTATTATATATTGCTCAAAATTAGAATATACACCTGCAGGAGGTATAGCTGAGGGATTAACATTCATTTGTATTCTTCCCCCAGATACATTTAGTATACTTATACCACCACCATTATTTATGTTTTGAAAAGTTATAGGCATTAATAAAATCCTCCATCAATATAACTAGCAGTTATAGCAAAAGAAGAAGATATAGTGTTTAAAACATAAGAAGCAGATATAGCTTGAGAGGCACTAGTAGCAAAAGAAGCAGTCCCAAATAATGAACCTGTTACACTACCAGAAACATTTAAACTACCTGTAATAATAGTAGAACCTGTAATTATTAAACTACCTGTTATAGTTAATGTATCTGCATTACTTGAAAATAAAGTTGATCCTACTGTTCCACTAAGATTTGTAGAGCCAGTTACTGTTAAACTTCCTGATATTACAGCACTCCCAGTAAAAGGAAATACAGGTGGTGTATTTAGAGCAAAAGAAGCAGTTGTAGCCCTGGAAGATGATATTGCTTGAGAAGCAGATACAGCCCATGAAGCTGTTATTTGATAAGTCCCTAATGGTAAAAAAGAAGCAGTTTGAGCATTAATTGCTTGAGATGCACTTTGAGCCCAACTTGCTGTTCCAAATAAGCTTCCAGTAAAACTTCCAGTAAAACTGCCTGTATTATATGAAGCAGTGAATATATTAACACTAGAAGTAAAGTTGTTTATACTAGCTGTAAACGTGTTAAAACTAGAAGTAGTAACTAAGGACCCAGTATCAATACTCACACCAGCATTTAAAGCATAACTAGCAGTTTCAGCATAAGAAGCTGATAAAGGAAATTCTAATTGTTCTTTTCTAAGTATACTCATACTTTATGCAAATTTTCCTATAGCTACAATCTCATCAGTAGATTCTATTGTAAATCCTAAATTAGTTGTATTAAATACTAAACTACATGTTCCATTTCCATTATCAATAAAACTAGTTACAGCATTTGGTTCTACTAACTGACCATTTACATAAAAACTAAATGAATCAACATTTGTAGAAGGTAATCCTGATGGGGCTGTTAAAAAAGATCCATTAAATGTTGCCTTATTAGGATCACCAACAATAGATGCTTGTATAGCTTTACTTGTATTTAAATATATTAATGTGTTTATATCTACATTAGAAGAAGTGATGTTAGTAATAATATTAGTAATATTAGTAATATTAGTAGAATCTATTATATTAGATAATCCACCTCCTTGAGTTTGAACTCTATTAACTGTAGTATTAAATTGTTCTCTATCTCCTTGAACTGTTTCTAAAGTAAAAGTCAATTTATTTTTATTAGAGAATTTTCTTACAACATTTAAATCTTTTTGAGGAATATCAGGTATAATATACCCATATAAAGTTATAGTTAAAGCACATTTCACTATTCTCTCAGTATCATCTGATAATTCAACTGTTGGAGTAAGTGTATTTATAGTTGCTTTAAATTTAAAATGTTCTGGGTCACCCCAATATGAATCAGAAGCATATTCTAATGCTTCCATTATTTTGTTTAATTGATCATTATAATAAGTAAATATTACACAATCATATGTTATATTTAAATAATCAGGAACTACAGTAGCATAGTATGTTTTCCCAGGAACAACATTATTTAATATATTAAACTTGCTATATTCATTTTGTTTATTATATCTTTTACCATAAACAACTACATTATTGGGAGAATTAGCATCTAATTTGTTAGTAAGATTTCTAACTTTCTCAATATTATTTTTCTTAAACATGATAAGAGGAGCCATTATCTTACCATTTAAATCTCTATAATATCCATCTTTTTGATATGATTTCCATTTTTCAGGTGAACCATATATTATTGGTACTGCTAATCTTTCTCCATTTTGTATTACAAAAGGTTTAATAACATTTTGAAAATAATACATTACAGACTCATCTATATCTTGGATACCAATAGATAAAGGTTTAACAGTATCCTCTCTAAAGGATGTTTGTTCTGCTCTATTAGGTTTATTAGAATCATTAGGATTTCCTGTAGGAGAAAAACCTGGTGCTCCTACAGGTGGTACATACGGTTCCTGTAGAGATTCACTTATCTCTCTTTGAGTTTTTGGTATTGGTTTTCTTCCTTTAGCCATTATAATCTTTGTTTAGATATCCCAACTCTGTCAGCAGGCACATAATGAGCGTTACAAACAAAACTTACATTATAACCAAATTGTCCTAATCCTGGATTTAGGGGGTTAGGTTCGTAAGGGTAATCTGGGTCTTTACCTACAAAATATTGAGTATCTGTAGCTACATCTATTTCAAAATAACTTTCCTGATATAATACTATATCTCCAATAGTTGGGATAACATTAGCGTCTACTAAATCGTCTCTTAAAAATGCTATTTTAATACTCCAACTAAAATCAACCCCTAACTCACTTGTACCGTCTGTTTTATTTTCAACTGTTATTAAAGCATTTAGTAGTATAGGACCATCAAAATATTTTCCTCCTGACGCTTCTCCATACATATTTACTTTAGTTTTATCTAAAGTATATTTGTATAAAGCACATTGTTGAGTAATAATATCTCCTAACAACTCTCTATTGAGATGTCTAAACATTGAAATATCTCTTGCTCGTCCGAAAAGCGCACACATATTTATAATATTTTAAATTTTTATATATTTTTTATTATAAATATTAACCTACAAATATTACCATTGGTACATTAGCTATTTCTTTATTTCTATATTCTGATTCTAATGATCTTCTTTCAAGTAATGCTTGTTTTGAAGTTTCATCAAAGTATGCTCTTAAACGCTCTATTAAAGCTGTTTTTTCCGCGGTAGCAGCTGATAATAAATCAGCTTGATTCATAGTCACCTCTCTGTCTGGGATAGGAATTGTACTGTATTTACCTCGGTTGTAACCAAGTATTTCTTTGACTAAAGCTAAAGTAAATTCAAATATCCATTGGCGACCAACTGAATTAATTTGAGTATAAACTGGATTGGTGTAAGGAGCGTTTGAGACATTTGTTACACTTCCACTACCTACCTGTTCTATACTGTTATTTATTCTATCTGTAACTTTTATATATTCAAACCATAAATGTCCATCTCTAGAATCTCTATCAGATGGTATAGGAAATATTTTTAAATTATTATTTATTATTTCAAATGTATAATGTGATAAACGAATTGTATTACTTAATTCTATACCTTGAATTACCCCAGCGTCATATGCTACTGGCATCATTAAATATCCTCCACCATATCCTCCACCATACATGCCTCCATATAAACCAGCTGCAGGTACGCCTCCTAAACCAGCAAATCCCCCAAATGGAGCATACATTTGGTTAATAGCTGGTAGTTCTTGATAAAATACTCTTTTAATTTCAATTCCTCCTGATATACTTTGACTTATGGCCCAATCTTTCATATCATAAGTTTGTTGACCCGGTATTAAAGTTAAAGAACCACTATACCAAGTCACATTACCACCTACACCTGCTTCTTCTCCATATTGTTGAGATAATTTAATTATATATCCTAAGTTAGGAGTTATAATAGTATTATTAATAGGAGTAGCAGTTGATGCTCCTTCTAAAGTAAGTATATTATCTCTTACCTGGTAAGCGTATAATTCATTACCATAAACAGTAACGGCTTCTTCAAATGCAGCCCAAAAATTTATATCTTGTAATTCAATATCAGTTATAGGATAACCTAATCTTCTAGCACAAAAATTAGCTACTTTATCAGCATCTGCTTTAAAAGCAGCATCATTATCATAAAACCCAAATGGAGTAGGAGCACTACCTGTAGAAGGAGTATTATAATAAGAAGCAGAGTAGGCAGCAAATGAGCTAGATCCTGGCCAAATAGGAATGTTCATGTGTTTGTTTTAATTATAAATATTTAGTCTCTATAATCTGAGTATAGTTTAAGAATTGGTTCTACAATTTCATGTCTATGATTTGTTTTTAAAGTAAAGATTTTTACTCCTTTAATGTTTTCTTCCATACGAGTAAAAAATCCAATACCACTATCTTTTTTAGTTTTTAAATCAGTTTGAGTTATGTCTCCACAAAAAATCATTTTACCACCTTTACCTAAACGACCTAAAATCATTTCTGTTTGACCATGAGTAATATTTTGACATTCATCTACAATTACTACAGCATCAGGAAATGTTCTACCTCGCATAAATGCAAAAGGTACAATCTCAATTTGATTATCCTGGATCATTTTGTCTATCTTTGCTTTATCATATAGCATATAAAGATTAGCATAGATAGGGGCTAACCAAGGATCCATTTTTTCTTTTAAGTCACCAGGTAAGAAACCTATTTCTTCTTTAGCTACAGTAGGTCGAGTTATAATAATTCTTTCTACTTCTTTTTTAAATACCATGTCTAAAGCTACTTGACATGCTACAAGTGTTTTACCACTACCCGCCATACCTTTTAATAACACAACTGGGTTCTCTAAGATTAATTGTTTTGCTGCTTTTTGTTCTTCATTTAAATGAATTTTAAATGTGATCGGATTTTTAGGCTTACGTTTTTCTTTAAAAATTTGTTTAGCCTCTTCACTACGATTGAAATCTGTCATGACTTATTTTGTTAATAAATATTAAAAAAGAACAAAAAAGCCCAGAGTAATCTGGGCTTAATTGTTAATTATTTAGATTAGATTAAAGGGTGTTTAGACCGTTAATATAAATCTTACCATAGAATTCAGGACGTAACATCTTCTTAGCGTAACGAGTCAACAGACCTTTACGTGGAGTGAAGGTTGATGGATCATAGATAAGAGGAGTCATGATCAATGGAATGTAAGGAGCAAATACAGCACCTGCTTCTAAGAATTGCTTAC